CTGTGGCCGCGCCTCTGCCCCCGGTGGCTGCTCCCGGGCCTCTTGCCCCAGTCGCCGATGCCGAGCCTCTGTCCCCAGTCGCTGATGCCGAGCCGCTGTCCCCAGTCGCTGATGCCGAGCCGCTGGACCCAGTCGCTGATGCCGAGCCGCTGTCCCCAGTCGCTGATGCCGAGCCGCTGTACCCAGTCGCTGATGCCGAGCCGCTGTACCCAGTCGCTGATGCCGAGCCGCTGTACCCAGTCGCTGATGCCGAGCCGCTGTACCCAGTCGCTGATGCCGAGCCGCTGGACGCATACTGAATCCAGGCAATCTGCCCCGGCAGTATTAGTTTTTGTGCATCCACCCACTTGCCGCAAAAGACAACAGTACCTTGCTTGGCTTTCACTTTTCCGCCAAGTGAAACCACATCTGTCGGATCAGTTTCAAACACAATCCAGAGATTCTGAATGAAGTTGATTTCCTTGCCATCGCCCATTGCGATGCCCCACGCCCAGCCATGCAGTCCGTTCCCGCATTCGTTGTCGGGCTTCCATGAGTTCGGCTTCACATCTCCAGACTCAGGCCAGATAAATCCGCCATGAGCCTTGCGGTCGCCGTCAACCGCCTTGAGAATGCGGACCTTGCCTCCGCCGTTAGTCCATTGATGCGATGGCGTAATCGCATCCTGAATTGCCACATCTTCGGCCATCGCACACCCCACAAAAATAAAACCCCCAAAGCAATCCGGCATGATCGCTAAGGGGGTCTCGGGAACTGAATTGTGACCCGCATGCCGGCGGGTTTGCTGCTCATGCAGCGACCCTTGTGTTCTCGCCCTGACAACTCCGAGTGTCAGTCTAGAAAAGCAGGGCGAAAGTCGGGTTGCAGTCGCGACAACAAGCCACGCTGCGGACCAACTTTTGTATCAATTGCGGACCTGGTCGCGGCTCCGCATGTGCTCGCGGGTTGCGGCAATGCGAATGGCCTCGGTCCAGTCGTCACGCTCGTCTAAAATTGCATTCAACCACTCCAGTCGCACCCAGACATCACCCAGACTGAAATCTTCAGGGCGCGCCGAGCCGAGCTTGCCGTAGCGAATCGACCAGCATCGAACGTCAACAATCTCGATGTCTTCAATCAGCAGCTCGCCCGGTGTTGTGTTGTCGCCGCCGTACTCGCGAACATTCGCGGCTGCGGTCACGTCCCAGGTAATCTGCAGATCGTTGTCTTGCGGTGACTTGACCAGCAGCAGCATCGTTTGGATTTCGATAGTCATGCTCAGTCACCTATTCGCCATCGAAATCGCGGACAACTTCGTACCCTGCCGGAATACCGTTTTTGAATGTAACTACACCAACCCAAGCAGGGTCGCTTGTGCTCCAATCCAATTGCTCCCAGGCTGCAGTTGCTGCGTCAACATCGAATGTCTTGGCGAACTGAATAGCCTCGGCTTGATCTTCAAACAGCCTTATCGGCAAATCGTCAAAAATGCAGCAAAGTAAAACAAGATAGTGCATGTACGTACCTTCCACACAATGTGAATCGTGTATGTGTTCGCCATCGCGGCGAGTGAGATAAAAGTGGGGTCGAGTCCGTGACCCCCGGCATCATGCCGCACCGGAGACCGGTGCCAGAGAGTTAGCTTGCGTCAGCCGATACTTCTTGCTGCTTGATCCACTGCAATACCGCACTTCGCCGATACTGCACGCGAGCATTTGCACCGCCAGGGTTCTTATTGTACGCCGGGCCGATGACCGAGCCACCAGCACGCCACCGCCGCAAAGTTGCACAGCTCACGCCGATTAGCTCAGCGGCCTCGGTTGCCGATATCCAGTCAGTTAAAATTCGCTTTCCCATTCTTGTTTCCTTGCTTGATCACCTGAGCTTGTTTCGACTCAAGTACGCACATACTACAAGTCGACCAATCCGACGTCAATGCAGTTTCTTGAATTTTGTTGAAATAATTCTGGCTGTGATGATTTTGCACATGGAACCGCGCACGGAACCGCGATGGCAGCGGTGATGGTAGGCATGATCGAGAGCGATATCAAACGGCTGTTAGAGGTCGCCGTGATGCCTGCCGTGGCCTAGAGCGCACGGTGTGAGTGATGGCTGGATTATCTCATGCGCCTGTGGCAGTGTCAACGGTTTTGCCGCGATTTGTTCAGCGGTTGAATTGGCTACTCGGCCGCCTTCTTGGGCCTGCCATTGCTCTTCGGCTTGTACTTGATCCGGTATTTGCGGCACAACGCACGCAGAACGATCTCCGTGACCGATTGCCCGGATTTGGCCGCGTCTGCGTCCAGGGCCGCGCGTAGGGCTTCGGGGCGGCAGCGGAAGGCGATTAGCGGGGTCTTGGTCATGCTTGCTCAGCCTTGCTGGTCACTTGTCTGTAGTGCCGCACGACTCCCGCAATCTCTGCTCGCAACGCTTCGGACTCACGAACCCCGTTTGTTGTTGGGCCGCATGGTAGATGCTCCCAATCCGGCAATTCTCGCATCTGACGCTCTGCGAATGCGATCCAGTGCCCGATATCCTCGCGAGCACGCAATAACTGTGAAATCAGACCCTCGCACGCTTTTTCGATTGGGTCAACCTTGCCTGTGCCGCTGCAATTGTCGCAGTGGTTATTGTCGCCAAGGTTGCCGCACGGAGCGCCGATTCCGAAGCACTCAGGACATTCAATCAGGTTCACGCTAATCCTCCAGTAAAATGACAGTCATTCGTTCGTACATGCAATCTATTCGCCGACGCTGCCTTGGGAGCAGTTCAACACCACCGTCAATATCGTTTACATTGTCGTTCATTCCCAGCCTGTCCCGTAGGCTTGCTTGCAGGTCGTGAACCGAGTTAAATCCCGACTCAGCAACACATGGCGACGAAGACAATTCAAATCCACCACGGAGCCACGTTCTCACAATCGTCTTCACTGCACCTCCGCGAATTAGAGAATTGGTTTTCTCATCAGGATGCACATCCGCTGAGCGGTCTGCGGATAGCCGTTGATTACTTCGATCTGCCATTCGCCAACAACCCAATCCGCAGACACAGCCGCGAGCCGCTTGCTGAACTTGCGAATGTCGGCGGCGATCTCCTTGGGGTCGCTGGTAGTGCGGAACTCGACAACAACGCGGTCGCCACCGATGGCGTTGAGCGTTTCCGCCAGTTCGCCGCTGTTGCACTTTACGAACGGCACGGCAGCATTATCGGCCATGAACCAGAATTCGCAGACCTTCGACAACAGCAGGTAGTTGGCGGTGAGTGTTGCAGTTGTCATCGTCGTGTTCCTTGGTTCGGTGTTGGTTGCTGTCTGATGGATTAAGTGTATAACACTTATCGGCAGCAGTCAAGCGAACTGTATAACACTTTGATCGGAATTCGGAAAATAATTCCGGGGCAAGATTGGCGACGGCTTCGCGCTCGGTCGCACATGCAGTCACATTTCCGCCCGCGACGCAGCAGGCGAGATTGTGGTTGATTTGGCGCACACTTCCGGGCTTGGCACGCGAGGACCGTAAAGGATGCTGGCCTTGCGCGCGTTGTAGCCCAGTGGCTTGCTGATGTTGAGGCACTCGCTTTCCGGACCGTCCATGTGATCTGCAATCAGAAACAGGTCGCCGGTAGTCTCAAGTGCAATCTCGTGAATCACTGGGAGATCGTCGCCAAAGGACTTGATCCAGTACCAGCCTGGCTCCGTCGGTGGCGTGCTGCTGAATAATTTGTCGCTCATGGTGCCTTTGTGGGTTATTTGGCGATGGGTTGCGTGGCTAGTCCTGTTCCTTCTTGGGCCTGCCATTACTCTTCGGCTCGTACTTGATCCGGTATTTGCGGCACAACGCACGCAGAACGATCTCCGTGACCGATTGCCCGGATTTGGCCGCGTCTGCTTCCAGGGCCGCGCGTAGGGCTTCTGGGCGGCAACGGAAGGCTATTAGCGGGGTCTTGGTCAAGTTACTTCTCCGGGGTACCAACCGCGTCTCGCATCTGCTGGGCGCGATCGTCTGCATGCTTACGCAGGTCTTGAATCGCTTGCGGTGGCCATGAATCACCGCACTCCTTCTTATAACTCACGTCCATCGCGGCCCTAATGGCCGCAAGATCTTCCGAAACATCTTCCCAGACGCACTGTAGCAGAAGACCTTCCAGGCGATGCGCAAGACCCATTGTAATGGTAACACGCTTAGCTTTTGGCATCACGCACCTCGGACGCCCTGTACTTCACGATTCTCGTTATCAAAAACGTCTTTTGACACTCGCCACAAAACGCCTTTAATTCATTGGCCATTGCCGCCGCTTTACTATCGTAGACTGCTCCGCAGTGTGGACAGTATGGCTTCGTGTCTATAATCGGCGACACGATTCTTGGGCACTCACAATGGTACTGCTTGCATTCATGACACTGGCCACCGGAACCCATATTGCAACCTTTCCCGCAAGGCCCGCCGGGTAATTCCGGCGGGCGGTTAGTTTCGGTTAGTTCAACTGGAATCGGCTATCTTCGATGCGGCCATTCACCACGGTTGCAAGCAATGCGTTGCGATCTTCTGCTTCCCAGCTGAATCGGCTTCCGGCAGCCAGAACGATCCGAGCGTTTGCGAATCCACCACCGCAGGTGTCGGCTTCAATCGATTCGACAACTCCAGAGAAGTTCATGGTTTCGATCCCGTTCGAGTAAGTTCCGGCAACTGCCTGGCGTTCTGAAACTCGCATCGTCGTGTTCCTTGGTTCGGTGTTGGTTGCTGCCTGATGGTGTAACTGTATAATACTTATCGGCAGCAGTCAAGCGAACTGTATAACGGTTTCGGAGGAATTCGGAAAATAATTCCGAGATTGGCGTCGGCTTCACGCTCGGTCGCACATGCAGTCACATTTCCGCCCGCGACGCAGCAGCAGCAATTGTGGTTGATTTGGTGATGGGTTACTCGTCTACGGCCGCGAAGCATTCCGCCATGCTGGGCCGCAACATCTTCCAGATCGCTGGCGTAATGTCTCGCTTATCCAACTCCAGAAACATCAGCGCGGCGTATTTGGGATTCTGCATGAATCGCGCGGCGTAATCCTTACGCGGTGCATCACCAAGGTCTTCTCTTGCGGCCTGCACTTCCACTCGCGCGATTGTCTGCAGTTCATCGAAGTTGGATTGCAGCTCTCGCACCGTGTCATTCACCCAGCCCATGAACTCGTCTGGAACACGGTCGATAAGTTCGTTGATGTCGCGACCGTCTCGTATATACTCCCAGATGTGCCGGGTGTTAACGCCAGTGATCAACTTGTGCAGTCGGCAGTATTCTTCGAGCTTGATCTTGATGCGCGTACCGTCCTCAAAACGTACCACGACGCCTTCCCGGTTCGTGTCATCGCTCTGGTATGCCGCAAGATCGTCGGCGGTTAGTGTGTGACTCTGGACAACCTCGCAACCCAACCAGTGGGCCTCCATCTCCAGCTGATTGCGCGGCAACCCTTTCCCGGTGTGGTTGTCGATAATGTCCAACAGGACTAACGCCTCTTTATTGCCATAGTCCAGGACAATTCTATTCTCGGGATAGATAATCTCGAATAGGTAGGTGTGGAACTCCCGAAACTCACGCCCACGAAACCGCTCAAGCATCGCCGTGCCGCGTTCGGCCTGCTCCGAGATGAAACTCCCGCGAGTCGCCATGCGCGGCCCCTGTGGAGTCGAGTAGACGATTCCAAGGCTGCCATCCATCTTTTCGGACACGTAGAACTCTTGCCGCCAGTTGATCGGTGGCAGCAATGACTCCGGCGCGGTGTGCTCGCCAAGGTTGAAGAACTTCGGAAACGGTCGCGAGACCACGTTGCCGTCTAGGTCCGTGATCAGTCCCCGACATTGCAGCGTGTGCTCATTCCAGAGCCGCTCCCATTGGCACCGCTGGGTGTAGTTGTGAATGAGTAGCGGAAGTGTCGGGTGTTGCTGGATCGACAGGATACCTTGCTCTTGCAGGTCTCGTAATGGCTTCAGGTCAATCTTCATGATGCAATCATGGCCTTCCGTGCGCGGTGTGTAAATAGGGAGATCACTTGAAAGAAACTCAAACAGCCTGCGCGCAATCACTAGCCATGCGCGCCACTGCGTGGCTTAAAGGCGCACCGATCCCCTTGGGCTGCTCTCTCCCTCGGTCTCACCTAGTTAGCAGGAGTGGGGTCTAGTCTCTGGGGTGCGCTGTCGCCTGTGCGAGTCACGAGTTCCAGTAACCGAGTCCGAGTATCCTGTGTGTCTGCTAACCTGGAGCCAACGTCGGTCGTTTCGCTAAATTCAACTCGACCGCGAAAATGCGATTGAATTGAACGCCACGGCAATTACTGCAAGAACTTCACCCTGCCTCGTAAGGCCCCGAACGACCAAGCACTTCCACTTGGAACCGTCGCTCTTGCTCACCATTCTGCCAGCGGATTTGTTAGCGGTGGATCTCATGGCACTCCACCACCCGCTTCGGTTGTTGATTCCCGATCAAGCCACCCGAGACGCGACCTCGGCCTTCACTTTGTGGCTCGTCGCAGACCGATGGGCGTAAGAAAAGCCTTCACGGTCTACGTCACCACAACATCCGCCCGTGAAGGCTTAGAGATCCGCCGAAGCGGGTATATCACTGTACTTGAATTACGGAAGTTGTGGTAGCCAGATTGTCCACGATGACCGTTCACGATTTCAAGAGCGGCTTGCCACTAGCGCCAACATCGCGTGCAGGGACAGCGGCTAACGTGTGGTTTTTAAATGGGTTACGGCGCTGGTGAATTCCGTGCTAGGTCGCTGGCTTGTACGTAGCCAGAACCGGCTGCGGTCGCCGATATGGTCCATCAGGCACGCGTCCGTTGTAGATGTCCAACAGGTGCAGGATCTCGCAGCGGTTGCAGGCTTCACCCTCGCCGCAGTTGCAGGCCGGGATCGCGCCCGGTGCCTCGGTGCTGATGCGGTCCAGGATGTCGCGCAGTCGCGCCAGTTCCGCAACCACGATCTGGAACACATCACGGCCATTGCGCGGGGCATCGAGCACAGCGGACCATAGATTCGCGATGCGTGCGTGTAGCTGCTCCGGGGTCATGCCGTCGTAGTCGGTTTGGGAATACATACTTGCTCCTGTGTGTGGACAGACCCCCGGCAGATTCGCGGTAGTGCTGGTGTTATTGGCCGCCGGACTTGGGCTTGCCCCGGCCGCGCGGCTTGTACCCCGTCAGCTTGCACTTCTCAGCAATGGCTTCGAGCGCGAAAGCGGCTCTGGTTTGCTTCCCTCTCGCGGCATCAATCGCAGCCGTGAGCACGGGATCAAGCCACAGGTGCAGCCGTTCGGAATCAGTCGTCGGTTCAGGTGCCATCGTTGCTTTCCGCGAGTGTGAATGGTCTCGCGATATACTAGCATTTCTGCCGCGATTGTCCACCGGGCCAGACCCACGAAGCCAGCATCGCTGCGGCTGCGGTGATCTCGACTGCGGTGATTGCCGGTGCGATGCGGAGGTAAAGATCGATCATGGTTTTGCATTCCTTTGCAAGTGTGACAAAAGCCCCGCCAGCCGCGACTCTCCAATGGGGCCGGACGCCACCCGCCAAGGCAGCGCCCGGAACGGCTGGCAGGGCTGGAGAGTTATTCCTCGGTTGTCCATCCATAATCAGCCAGGTCTAAATCGCTGGCGTCGTCGCAGTCGTCGGGCAACTCGCCGCAGTCGCTCAGGTATCGGTAGAGTTCCTGCCGCATTGCCGCCTCTGCTCGTGCGTGCTGGGTGCCGTTACAGGGTGCGACCCATACGTTGCCGTCCCAGTTGACTTTCAGCTTGTCGCCGGACACGTTCAGGATTTTGGTTGTGTTGCTCATCTTGTTTCTCCTCGGGCTTGGCGGCCCGTCGCGGTCAGTTATGGTCGACCGCATCACCTGACACTCAGGGTAAACTAACAGCGGCTTACCCGCTAGCACTTCCCTCGGTTTCTTGGGGTCGCCCTTCGCTCTGGTCTTTGCCAGTGTCACTCCCACTGATTCGCCGTGTTTCGATTATCGCTATCGGGTCTTTTACCGGTCCCCGACTCCCTGATCTCAGGTCCGACTCGGCTGTCTCACTCGGCGTTGTCGTTGCTGTGATGGCTTAATACTAGCATTATCGGTTGTGGTGTCAATTGATAATAGCGCTATTTTGGAAACATTTTCGGGAATTGGCGAAAACCCTGCGATTCGTGCGGTTATCGCTGCGGGAATTTGATCCGAGATTGACGCCGTTTCGTTCACGGGTAAAGATGTGAGTCGGTATTTTGTTCACATCTGGAGACGAAACATGAAGCAGTTGTTGGTCGGTATTGTGGCGGTGGCGTGCCTCGGATGCAGTGATAATGGCGGCCCGGTGACTGCGGCGCGGATGCGGAAACTAGAGGATACTGTCGACACGCTTTACCGCGCGATTGATGCGCACGAACAGGCATTCGAGCGGACGCACAATGAACTTCGCGCAGCGCGGACTGATCGCGAAATTTGGCGGTCTGAGATGAATGAACTCAAGAGAACTGGCAAGATTGACCAGTAAGGTCCGCAGTGGTCAGTCGCGTGAACAGTCAGCTATCTCGCGTTAGACACAGCGAGCGCATCCCGCGATTAACCGAACGCCCCGACTCGCCCCTTCGCATATTCAATGCAGGTCGCGGAAGTCGCCCCGTACACCGCGCCAGAATCGTCAAAGCTCCAGTTCTTCGTTCCCGCAGTCGTGTCGAATGAAGCAACGCGGTACTGATCGCCGGTGCCGGTGCCTGCGCCAACTGCCGTGAAAATCTGATCGTCTGCAGTTCCAATCGCCAGTCCATTCACAAACATCTGTCGAGATGCATTGAGCGTCGACAGCACGGAACCATTCTTGCGGACCTTATTTTGCGCACCCGTGTAATAGTTGCCGGATCGGTCCCATTCGCAGGACAGTAGACCAGCGTCGCCGGTTGCCAGTCCGCTGATCTGCGAACCGTCCGAAGCGTCGAGTATGTATTCGCAACCGCTGGCCACGTTGCCGCTACGAGTCACGCACAGTTGCGTACCGTCAGCACTCATTGCGATCGCGGTACATCCTTGGTTCGGGGGTGTCGTGTCCCCGCCAAGACTTGGCCTCATTGACCACAGCAGCGTACCAGACGAGTTCAGCGCGAAGACCTGATCACCGGCAGCGCCACTTGATCGGATGCCACAGAAGTATGTGTTCCCAACCTGGTCGACGCAAATGCCTGCAATGCGTGTCGTTGCCCCCGATGGCGTGTATGGCCAGCCGCCGGTAGTTACTTCGACGCCGGTGGTCGCGTTGTACTTATGCAACGCAATATCACCCGAATAGACGTAGCCAGAGTTATCAACCGCCACGCCCTGCAGTTGATGTGTACCAAATGACTTCGACCACATGGCCGCGCCGGTCGAATCGATCGCCCGCAGTTGGTTGCCGGGACTGCTGCCGGTTACGCCAATCGTTCCGAAGTACAGGTTTCCCGACTGATCACAGGCGATACAGCGAACCTGGCCCGCGCTGGTCGGAGGCGTGAACGTCCAGAAGTTCGCGTTGACCTGGTTGCCGTCTGGATCGAATTTGCGAATTCGGAACGTACCACCGCTAACGCCTGTGCCGTTCTGGCCGACGTACAAATACCGAGTGGAAACGCCGCGCGTGTATGTCCACGGAGGAAGGCAGCACGGACAGTCCGACATTAGGCGTGCCCCTTCTGTGCAAGTTGCGCAATGATCCCCATGCCGGTCCCGCCGGTCAGCGACGACCAGTCGGTTGTAGGCTGCAGAATATCCTTGTTGGCAAGTGCCCCGCCGAACTCGATCCGCATGGTCGAATTAGGAAACGTGCCGGTAACCGTAAGGTCTGCCGAGTCGATTTGAGCGTGAGTCGCAAGCGTGGTCTTAACGGTCGCTGCCGAGTCGTTATAGGCAAATGTCTTTGTCTCGGAAACGGCATTGACGATCACGACTGCAGTGAACGTCCCGCCGGTCGGGGTTCCGAGGATTGCGATATCCCAGATGGCGTTTTGTGAATCGCAGCCGCCACCCTCATCGCGCGGCCCCTTCGGTTGCGGAATCGGGCGTCCCTGCATGCCCAATGCCTTGCGCACGCCCTTGATGGTCGTTCGCATTCCCGCTTCGTCGAATGTGAAGATCTTTTCGGCCATTACGTTTCCAGAATGAGTTTCTTCACCTTGCACGACGCCGTATTAGCCTGCCCACGCAGCACCACACTTGCACTCAGCGGAAACACGCACGCCTCGCCAGCTTTGAGCCGCACCATCGGAACGATAGCGCCTGCGCTGGTTGGGCCGATGTCGACATAGTTGGTCGTGTCCAGGTTCCGCAGATAGGCCCATCTCGGCGCAACGAGATCGCCATAGGCAATTATTTCGTCGGACGTGCCAATGATCTGGATATCGCCCGCGACGCCTTGCGTGGCCTGGTCAGCGGTGAGCCTTCCGGGGTTCTGTGATTCGACACTATTGCCCTTCGTGCAGGCCAGTGCGATTGTGTAAGCGATTTCGTTAGCCATTTTATTCCTACGTCAGCGGTAACTGGCTGAAGTTCGATGTGCGGTAAATCTTGAAGTGCCGTTTGACTGATGTGGTTGGAGTTACGCCCGTGGCTTCGTAGCCATCTGCGGTCAGGTATACAGGGTTCGGCACCGGCTTGTTGTTGCCGTCCTGAATTCGCAGCAACTGCGAACCCATCGACTGGTACGACGACACTGGCCGTTCGTTGTACCCCATGTTTTCCAACTCCAAAATCCATGGATCTGGAACTGTCTCGCCCACATACCGAGGCTCTCGCTTGCGGCGGAACTCGATGCCGAATTTAAGTTCAACGAACGTGAAACCGTTCTCGCGTTGCAGGCTTCCGATTCGCAGCGATGTGATTCGCGCGGCACCTTCGGCAATGGGCAGTCTGCCGACTGTGAATGGGCCATCATTGACGGTGCCGGGAATGTCCAGTAGCCATGTCGGTGCCTCGGTCACGAACTTGGAGACGGTGCAGGTCCAGTTGTATTCTGTCTTCTCGACTGGCGGGTCAAATGGGTCCCACGCGGAGTTCACAATTGGCGATCCCGCTTTCACGACAACTGTTTCGCCAGGTGGCGTATAGTCCTCAACTGTGGTCACTGCCGGTACTGGATAGCTGACCGAATCCCACTCGACGAGTGCAGGCCGCTCCGTGGGATTGGGATAGAGTTGCTTGTCCTTTTCCTTTGGGTTCAGGCTGTCGGTCTTGAACGTGACCGTGGCTCGCCAGATCGTCGGATTCTGGTCCTCACGTTTGAGCTTGATCTGGTACGCGGCCAGATACGCATTCTCAGAGAACACATCGCCCCGGTTCGGCAGCACGTCCGCGGCCAGGATGTCGGTTTCGCCCTGGTGTGCGTTGTCGGTATAGACGATGTATTGCACATCAATGGACGTGTCGGTGCCCAAGTACGGTGTACCAGATCGCCCCTTGATGTCCTCGACTGCAGAAATTGCCACAACGCCCCTCTCGCCTCACGGCAGACTAGGCAGGTCAGTATCTAGTAACTCATAGTGGTAACGGTAATTGGGTCTTTCTTCTCAATCTTCTCGAGCACCGTCACCAGCTTTTCAGTATTCTCTTTATCGGCCTTGATTTGCTTGTCGTCTTCTTGTTTGCGCATCGCCTTGAGCGCGGCAGAGTATGCTGCCGTGCTTCCGGACTGAACCGCGGCGGTAGGACCACCAGCCGGCACGGTCTCTTTCTGGCCGATCTTTGAAAGCACATTATTCGCTTCGTCGGCAGTGATGATTCCGCGCTTCTGTGCATCCTCGATGCTCTTGCGCTGAGCCTCTTCCGCACGCTTCTTTTCGATCTGCTCACCAACGGCTGGCGAGGCTTTCTTGATCATCTCCATCAGCGTGTCTGCGGCTTGCTTACGTGCCGCCAAAACCGCTGCGGCGCGGCGTTTCTCCTGCGCGAGATGCTCTTGGGTTTCCTTATCAGCATCGGCCTGCTGGTCTGCCATCATTTGCTGGCGTGCTTCGATTGCCTCGCGGCGCGTTCGTGCTGCTTCAGTCGCTCGTAATTGCTGCTGATGCAGATCCGCAGCTCGACGAGCGTTGGTTAGTGCCTCCATCGATTCTTGAAACTGTTCTTGCGCCTTGGCGTAGGCTTTTTTGCGTTCCTCGTATGCCTTATCGTCTTCCTCGCGGCCTTGCTGTGGAACGAAATTCTTATCACCAACATTGTTCCTCTGAGAAAGCATCTCAGCCTGCTTGCGCCGCTCAGTGATTGCCCTCTCTTGATCTTCTGCAATCTGCTGTTTCAGTCGCTCGGACTCGCGCTTAAGTTCAGACGCGCCTGTATCCGAACTAAGCAGCGTGGTGCTACGTTGCCGTTCGCGAGCTGTTCCAAAATAGGCTTTGTACCGCTCGTCAATCCGCTTCATTTCCCTGTCGTGATTGGTTTGCGATTCCGATTCTAGCTTCGCCTGTTCTTCGCGAATCTTGGCCGTTCCGGAAGCCCAGTCGAGTAACTTCGGAATCAACGACACGCCAATCAACGCGGCAACACCTCCGATAGACAACGCAAGCCCGGCGGTACCGCCAACCAACGCGCCAATCTGGTTGATGTTGTTGGTCGTCGCCGTCAACATTCCCTTGAGACCGTTGTTCGTGTAGCCCGCAACAGCGTCCTCAAGTCCGCGTGTCGATTCGATTAACGCCATCTGTCCGCGAGATTGGCCAACTGATGCTTGCTGTGCGGATCGCTGCTCTGTGATTTGTCGCTGAATCGACCGCTCGAACCGCTGCTGAATGTCGATCTGGTGCTGAATCGCACTTGCCGCCCGCAAGGTTGCAGGAGTGGCCCCTGCCTGTGCAGCAGTGTACAGGCGGACTTCCGCAGTCGTCATACCATAGGTTCGCGCCTGCTGCGTCAGATTCGCCAATAGTGCATTGCCTGCAGATGTCGCGGCATCCTGCGCAGCTTTCTTGTCGCGGAGTGCCTGAACCTCATTATTGAGTTGCAAGGCGTAGTTGACAGAGCCTTCGCTGGCACCATTCCCGCCTTGGCGGATGATGTTATCCTGCGTGGTCTGGCCCATCGAGGCCATCTGCTTTTTCTGCCGCTCCAACTGACCGATAATCGAGTCGATGGAGCCGCTCAACGCCTTGTTGCCAGCACGAGCCTGATCTGTGCCCGCTGTGTACTGACTGGCGTCCGCGATTAGACGGGTTACGAGATCGCCCATGTTTGCCATCTCATTCCCCTTCCTTTACTGGCGGCCGTTTTGGTTGCCGGGCCATTGCCCACTGGACATTTACGTCTATTTGAGCCTGGCTCAATTCCTGGTCCTGCTGCGGCTTCGTTTCGTGCTCGTAAAACAGGAACGTCTTCGGTGGAATGTCGTGTCCATTCGCGGCGCACAGTGCCGATGCCATACCTGCTGCCATTTGGTCCTGGTGGTATTGCCCCTGCGGCCGTCGAGCCAGAAACCCGCACCATTCATCTATCAGTTTTGCCGGAACTCGATCCCGAAACCGTCGCCAGTCAAACTTCCTGAAGTGCCAGCAAATCTGCATGAAGTCGTCGTATCGCTGGCACCCAATCAGTTTTTTGGAGACGCCGCACTGCTCAACTTGTACGCCAGATCGTAAATCGGGCCAGTGATATCGCGACCGAGACCGAGAAGGTAGTCGAGATCCTCGAAGGAATCGCTAAACGCCCGGTTGCCGTCCTCGTCACGCAGTGCCATCTGGATCAGCTTCACGTTGTCATACTTGCGCCGTTCGGGAATGCGGGTCCAGGTCGTGGAGTCGATAAACCACAACAGCACGCCCTCTTGCCATTCGCCTTCAGTGAGCGATTGCAGGCTGATCGGCCCCAGTACCGGGCAGGTGTAGGAGTCGTCAAACTTGCGCTTGCCGGACGCGGCCTTGATGTTGTCACGAATCGACATTGTTTGCCTTACGGGGTGATCGTATAGGAGTTGATTTTCTGTGAGCATTCAAACTTGGCGAGATCGTTTGGGCCGCCGCCGGTGATCTTGAGTGTCTTAATGGGTCCGACAGTTTGAACGGTTGCGGCTCCGGTGTCCGCCAGCGTTGCCAGGAACGTCGCAGCGGTTCCAGCGGCCCATTGCGACAGGATGGCAGCGTGTGAAGCGTTGGACGGGTCCCAGTTGCCTTTGAAATCCATTGTGCCGTAGTCCAGCAGCCCCGCAGTGTTCTGCACGGCGGTTGAGTCCAGATCGGTGATGTCGATCATGGCTGTTTCGCCGCCCAGCATCACATCGGCGCTGGTTACTTGCGGAACTAGCGTCGGAGTCGACGCGATATCAATCTTCAGGGTCGCGCCCTTCATCGGAATACGTGCCATTGTCTATTCCTTTCAGCCTTGCCTCACGGCGGCTTTTTCTATGCCCTTGGAGAGCTTGTCTACGATTACTTGCCAGACTGCGGACTCTGCGGAAGCCGATGCTGTTTTAATGAAGCTCGGTGAATGTGCTGGTGCTCGGCCTCGATAGCGGATTGTGCTCTTGGTCCGCTTTAGGTCGAGCGTCTTGCCTTTAACTCGTACTCGCGAAAAACCGGTGTATCGTTCGTCGGTGCCTTCTACGAACAAGTGACCATGCCCGCCGCGATTCTTGTCAGCGTCTTTACGCTTGCCAACATCTAAACCCGCCTTAGCGCTGATTACTTTGTTCTTTGAAGTCACCCGAAAGTTAATACTGCGCTTCATCGCACCTGGAGCAACCATCTGGCCGTTGACCTTGCGCCATTTCTTTCCCACTGGTGCAGCCGACTGAATTCGTGCTGATAACTCTTTTGCACCCGCATTGACTGCAGCACGGCACACTGGAACGGCAGCCTTGCCGAGGTATGCCAGCCGATTGTCAATCTGATCTGGAGTCATGTTGTCTCGTAGTAAGTCACAGCAAACATGGAGTCGACGCTATAAAGTCCGCTGGCTGACCCGTCCTCTTTTGGTATATATCCCGATGTCCGCGATTCCAGCATCGCCCTGAATGGCAGTGTGCCAGATGTGGTACAGCCAGCCATTCCTGTGCCGGGGTTGGTTCCGTTTGTCCGAATGGCTTCGGCAAGCAATCTGGCTGATGTTTTGTTGCTGCTGATGGCACTGATCATGATCCGAGCGTTGACCATGTCACAGACGCCGTCTAGCGTGTTGTCCATATCCTCATTGTCGACGCTGATAATGATCGCCGGTCGTTCATGCGGCTTGTCTCGCTGATCAAGTTCGTCCGGCCGAATCACGGTTGTGATGGTCGTGACAGCACTCAGTGTCAGCAGATAGGCCCGAACTGATTCCTCAATGGTCATACCTGCCGCCGTTCTTCGCCTTCGATCTGGACCTCTTTGCCGGTCTCGTTGATCACAAACGCAGTTACGATGTTGATTTTTCTCGAGCCCAGTCGCAGTCGCCAACTCGGATCAAGTGACTCAGATAGCAATGTTCGCGGCCCCTTCATCACGGTTGTCGTATTGGCCTGAACCTGCTTGAAAACATGCTGTTCGCTGCCGCCACGGGTAATGAATCGAACTCGGATCTGACCGACCGTCACCCAGTTGGAATCCGCCAGGCTGATCTGCCCGGAGTCATCTACAGTCGACCCGGGTTTCTCCACCGTGAGCGTGTGCGTGCAGCGCGGCGGCATCTCGTTACATCCGCCACACTTCACATCACACCCCCGAAGGTCTGCAGTCGCTCGATCATGGTCCAGTAGTTGGCCCCGAGATCGCAGCCGTAATACAGGCCGCGAACCACGGACAGAACCACTCGCTTAGTCAGATGCGGCACCACCGATGCCGTTGCGTAGCCACACACGAACTGAACTTCGACCGCATTTACGCGGCAATCTGTGGTTGGCCAGATTTGCCCGTAAACAGGACGAATCCGGGCCGGTTGGCTAACGAGATCGGTCTCATATAATGCTGACGAGAGCGTGGTTAAGACGCTGTCCGTGTAGTGTTTCACATGCGTGATTGCCGTTACTGGTACGCGACGCAGTTCAAGTTCGTGGCATGGAAACCGGTCAAAATAAACCGTCCATGTCTGCGATATGATGATCTGGCGCGCGTCTCGCTCGATCTGCTCGACCGCGGCCAGTAATAGACTCAGAATGCGGGTGTCTTGCTCGGTATCGTCGTGGATATCAAGCTCGGCTTTGGCCTCGTCCAGCCATGACGCCATGACCGATGGTGATCGTGGCGCCGGCGGCTGGTAGGCTCCGTAGTTGTCGATGTCTTCAGTCACAGGTTTACCCCTAAATGGTGGTAGTCGCCCACACGTTCAGGTCACCGGAGCTGAAACACACGATAACCCTGAATAAACATGATCGGATCATTCGTGCCAGCGGACTGGCAGACGAATGACGGGTACAGAGCCACGACCGGAATGTTCGCGGTCACGTGATTGGTGCCAGTCAAGACGCCGTTCACGTACTGCTCAACTTCGGTCACGCCGTTGACATAGAAGCCGAGCGTGATGTAGGTGTCCTCGGCAATCCTGGCCGCTGCCTTGGTGGCGCCGGTTCCAGCCTTTTCCGCCGAGAACAGCAGAACACCATCGTCAGTCACGCACTGCCAGCCGATGTGGTTGTCTGAGGCGTTGGCACTGGATGCAATGATTGCCGTCTCAGCATCAGACAGACCGCAGAACAGTTCCACCTTATCGAACGTGTCGACAATCTTGATCTTGAACTCAGCCCAGATGTGCTTGCCAGCGGCTGGCACGAACACGGACTTGAGCCGCTGCAGGTTGGCCCCTTGCGTGCTGGTTGTGCTGTTGCTATCCAGTTCGAGAACGCCAGGTGCGGCAGTGCTGATGGCTCCGGTGCCGGTCGTGGCCTGCGTCAGCAAATAGTCGCCGGTCGTGGCTGCGGCGTTGTAGTTCTGCCACCGCTCATCGAGCAGCACGCCGATCATCGGGTCGTGAATGTATTCCTGGAGCGGGCAAGTCTTCCAGAGGTTGGCAGAGTAGCCAGATGACAGGGTCGGGTCGTAAATACTGACTCGCTTCGTGCCTCGGTCCGTGTAGCCTTTACTGGCCATTGCTCTCTCCTTGTAACGACGGCGCTGCTGCGCTGGCGAATTCAATCGCTGTCGGTTGTGCGGGGATTCGACGAGCTTCAAGTTCCGCGATGAACGCATCTGCCATGTCGAAAGACATTGCCGAGATGTGCCCCAGGGTCTTGCTCGTGGTAATGTTGCTGGTTGCGAGATTGGTGAAGATCACCATTGCCAGCCGCTCCTGTTCGGAATACGGCTGGACAATGATGGGTTCTTCAACTGCCGATTGCTCGGCTTGCTTTGCGGCTTTCGCCATTGGTCACGGTCCCGATTAGGCGATGTTGTTGGCTGTCAGTCCGCTGTATTTGCGCAGACCCTTGCGAATGTAGGTCACGACGCCTTCGTCGGTGCCCGTGCCAAACGCGACATTGAGCGTCACGTAACGCACATCGGCTACACCGGCGTCTGCGGCTTCCTGAGCGATTTCCTGGGCAGTGCATTCAACGAATGCGTAATCGCCAACCGCGTCGGGATCGCCAAATTCGGCATTGGTTAGGGACTTGATTTCAACATCAGTCCCCGCCCCAGTGCTGGATGAATTCGCGAGAACCTTGACGGTCACGTCGCTGGTGCCGATGGTGCGGAAGAACGAAAACAGGATCTTGTCGAAGTCCCGCATGTCCACCCATGCAATGTCGGTGGCAGTGGTGGCATCGGGGTCGAAGTCGTAGTGGGTGACTTTCACCTCACTTGATAAACCATTGCTTGACTGAGGACTGGCCATATTCAGGCTCCCAACTTAGATGAATGAAAGAGCGGAAAACCCGAACTAGCTGCGGGTCGCGAGGGTCACGAACGGCGAGAGAGTGCTCGAACTCCGTTTCGGAGTCAGAGCCGAACGCCACCAGCAGCGGCCGTCGTTCTCCATCCAGAACTTGAAGGTGCGTTCGTGGTTCAAGAACCGGACATGCACTGATTCGGCGTTGCTCATGCCAGTCAGAGTGCCTTCGAGGTACTGCGACCAGTTGCCGAGAACCAAGTCACCGACAGTGCCGAGGGTCTGGGTGAACTCGGTTGCGAATGCGGGGCGGCCATCCAGAGTGGAATTGCCATTGGCGTCCACGCTGAAGTACGGCACCGCAGCACCACCAACACCGACCTCTTGCACAAGGCTGCGGAGTTGCGGCAGGCAGTCGTGGTTGTACAACCAGACGGCGCGACCGTAGCCCCAGCACCGGGACCGCATCTTGTCGATGTTTTCCTTGGTGATCGTGGCCGCAGTCTGTCCCGTTTCCTTGGCGACCGAGACGACGCAAGGCGAGTTGATGACGCCTTCCATCATGCCGACACCAGTGCCGTTCAGGCGTTCGTCGATCAACTTCGCACCGAACTCGTCACGGAACCCGGATTCGAGTAACGCCACGAACGACATCGGCGAGCGAGACAGCAGTTCTTCGGTCGCGTAGGCCACGCCAAACAGCGAGGTTGCCCGCAGTTGAACCTGTTCGATTTCCATGCGGCTGGAGCTGGTCGTGTCGGCTTCCGCACGGCGGTAGCCACGCAGGCC